GTTATGCGGATGATAGCTTTTTTCTTGGTAAAGACTACATTCACCACAATTAGTCAGTGGTAGATTTATCTCTTTTGTAATCTGTTTCAAATTCTGTTCCCTTAAATAAGTCTCTTTCTTTATATAATCTTTTTATATCAAGCCGGATAGTTTGAGCCGTTTGCATTAATTGAGCAAGATTTCTTCTTACCCTAATGCCGGCCCTTTTGCTACCCCTTTTATAAAATTTATGCAAATCCTTCAAATTACTTTGAAGATCTTGCTCAATATTATCTAGCTCGGCTCTTGAATTATTAATCAAATCCATCATATCTTTTATTTGATTATCCATTATACTCCTCTGAAAAATTCAACATTGATGATGTTATTCCCTCTCCAGATTTTTGCCATGTTATTCCAACAGATTTATTTACTTCGGGATAATCAGGCTCAGAGTTCCTAGTTAATGCTAAAGCTTTTATATTAGCTTTAGGAAAGGCTTGTCTTATTTTGGGATGTGGGTGATCAGTGTATAACGCGGGGACTATCTCATCTGGTGTCATTAGGTTTTTATGTGGATTTAGGTCAAGTAGTGTCTTTACAAATTTTTTGCTCATTATATAAGATTGAAGATTATATGAAAACTTAGGGATTGTATAATGATCATTTACCCACTCTTCATGTTCAGCATCTACAAATTCTTGATAAGTATTAAAAGATGTTTCCATATCGGGTTTCATTACAATTCTACCTAAGTATAGCAAATCAGCTTTATAGGTTTTATTAAATTCTATAAACCTCATTATCTCTGTTAATAAATCTTCCTGCCAGAATACATCGTCTTCTAAGATTAAACCGTATTGGTAGCCCGAGCCAATAAAAGCTTCCCAGCATCGTAAGTGCCCGATACAACAACCAAGCTCTCCTTCTCTTATTTGCCTTCCATACATTGTATGCCCTTCAATATACCAATCAGGGTAGACCCTATAACCTTGGGAATCTATGAAATTTTGATTGATATAAGAGCTGTGCACAGAAGGGATAAAAGTAGTATGCTCTAATAGCCCTGATCTTTCTAATAAATCAGTTAGCCTAACCTTTCTCATCTTTTCACTTTCACTTGAAACAACGTATATGTGAAACCTTTTAATCATCCGTACAATATAGAGGTACCCCTATTTCCTTCCTTAGTTTATAATATTCACCGATCATATTACCATATCTTTCTTTATAAAAGATAGTTTTAACCCCTGCTGCAGTCAATACTTTATAACAATGTATACAAGGCTCATGAGTAACATAGGCTATAAGCTTGTCATAATTACGTTCAAGATTAAGTACTGCTGCTACCTCTGCATGAATTGTTCTAATACAATGGTCTGCAACTATAATACATTCTCCATCTTCACAATGTGGTTGACCTGGATTACTACTATTATAACCAGTAGCTTTTATTCTATTGTTCCTATCAACAATAACACAGCCAACTTGAGCCCTTGGACAAGTACCCCTAGCAGCAGCCAATTCGGCTATACTCATAAAATACTTTTCCCTTTTGAGCCTTTTAGTCATCACAAACTTCGCAATTAGCTGAGCCTTGTTCATATTGACCCGTTGCAGTATTTACTCCTGCATCATCAACGGTAATGTAATCTTGTTTACTGCCTGCAAACCTTTTGTTTTCAGTAGACTCCATATCCATATCTGCAGCTTCTGCCTTTTGCTTTTCTATAAACATCTCAGCACATTTATTAAGTTGTTTTATAATTTCCCGGCCCCTAACTGAATCTTGAGGGCTTACTTCTGGATCTAGTAATCCAATTTCTATTAATGTTTTTACTGTTGATACTTCTTTTACATTATCAAATCGAAGCGCTATAACTTTTGCCATTTCTTACCTTTAGTTTTAGTTTATTAATATTCTTAACCATCGATTCCACGCCTTCTAAATATTTAATATCTTGTGTCTCTTTATAAAGCTTTTTGTTTTTAGTTACTTCTTTTTTCATGTAGTCAAGATTCATTTTGATAATTAAATCTTTAGCGTATTGTTCTTTATCTTTTATTGAGTCTAATATTGTTAATCTAGTAGCAAATTGTTGATTTCTTGCTAGATCTTGGACAAATCCTTTAGGCTTATTCTCGATAGCAGTAATTAAATTATCATTAAGTCTTTTCTTTAAAAACCCATTTATTGGAACATTTATATCATCACAAGCATATAATAGCATTAGCTCATCTTCTAATTTTAATTGTGTCTTCTCAATATTTATATTTTCCATCATAGGGGCTTTTTTGTATTGAGCAAGCCAATGTTCTAAATGCTTTTCATCATAACCCGATAATTCACTCAACCTTCTCAAATCCTGGCTTAGCTTTAATTTATTACGATGGCCAGATATTCTTTTTAAGGTAGATTCTAAACCTTTTTGTGCGTGGCAAAATTCAACAAAGTTAAACCCGTACTTAGTATTTAACTTTTCCCAATTAAATCTATGTTTATAACGAGCTAAGTCATCGGGGTCTTTACCCTCAACATGTATTATATGGCAATCAATATTTCTTTCAATTAAAAATTCACCAACCCTTATTGTAGCTTCAATACCCGCTTTATCACCATCACTCATTACAACAGCCCTTTTAACAGACTTTTTAAATAGATTAGCTTGATCTGAACCAAAATAGCTACCGGATACAGCTACTGCATTTGTAATGCCTCTTTGATATAATTGTAATACATCAAACTGGCCTTCTGTAATTACAATTTCCTTTTGCCTTCTAATTTCTTGAGCATTTATATCCCAACCATATAATAACCTTGATTTTTTAAACCAATCACTATCTCTTGAATTTAAATATTTAGGAATTTTTTGAGACACGCCTAGTGTACGGCCAGTAAAACCAATTAACCTCTTTCTATAAAAAATGGGGAATATAATCCTATTTTTAAAATAATCTCTATAGTGCCCAGCATCTGTTTTCAATATAAGATTAGCTTTTTCAAGTAACTCATTATCAAGGTGCTGATCTACGAGCCAAGTCCATGAGTTGGGTGAATACCCTAACTGGAATAGCTTCGCCGTTTCTTGAGTAATTCTACGGTCTCTTAACGCCATTCTAGCATTAGCGCTTAGATCATCTTTAGTAAATAGGTTTCTAGAGTATAAGCTCAAAGCAAAATCATTTATTTCAAATACATTAGTAAATTCCTGGTGTTTTGCTTTGGGTGCCAAATGTGGCATTCCAATCTTTTCAGCTAATTGTCTTAATGCTAATGGATAGGGAACATCTTCAAATTTTGAAATAAAAGTAGCAGCGTTACCTGTTACCCCACAACCAGATCCAAAACATTTGAAGATTCCTAATTTAGGAGATATAACTAAAGAAGGATCTGCATCATGGTGAAAAGGGCATTTGCATCGATAGTTTTCCCCTATCTTTTGAATAGGTAAGTAATCTTTAATAACCTCTTCAATTTGAATATGGCTAAATAATTCAGTTGATTCTCTATGCTCCATCTAATTGTCTTTTTAAATAATAAGAAATTGCCATTGTTACATGAGGTACTATTGATTTACCAATCTGATCTAATTGACCAGATTCATTACCATAAAACATAAAGTGATCAGGAAATCCCATAATCTTAGCATTCTCTCTTGCGGTTAAAACTCTACTTTCGTAAGGGTGGACAAATCTTGAACAATGAGAAGCAATAGTACCAGCATGCTTTTCAGGATCCAGTCTCAAATTATTTTGAGTACCATAATAAGATTCGCCTATCTTCAATTTAGCGAAACCTTGTATACGCTTCAGGGAGTGGTTAGGTTTTTTATGGTTTGCAACACCGTCTCTAACTTTAAGTACGTGTTTTAGTACCGTACCCCTGTGGTATCTATTGTGTAAAGTTATATAATCTGTCTTTAATAATTTTTCAAAATTAAAATCGGGTTCAAATAAACGGCTACCAATCAAAAATACCCTTCTACGGCTTTGGGGTACTCCAAAGTCTTTTGCATTTAATATAATAGTTTGAATCTTATAATAAGGTAAACTCAATATAGGTAGCTCTGAACCTTTGAACATCAATGAATTATCTTCAAACCATAGTGTCTTTAAAACGTTAGGTACATTTTCTAATATAAAACAGCTCGGCTTTAAATCGTTTACTGCTACCAAAAACTTAGTAAAATCAAAATCCATTGGATCCAATTCATGTAAACGGCCTCTGTCTTTTCTTTTCATTCCAAGATTACTAAACTGTTTACAATCAGGTGAGCCCATCAATAAAGATATAGGTTCACCCTTTACTTCTTCATACATATCTAAATATGTATAACTTTTACTGCCTGGAAAATTATGGTTGAATGTTTCCTCATTATAAAAAGCCCGAGGTTCAGCATTGAAGCCAACTTTAAAGCCAGCCCATTGAGCACCTAGTAACCCCCCGCCTATTCCACCAAATACTCCTCCTGCAATCATGGGCGCCATTTCTTTGGAGTATTATGAAAAAAGGATTTTATTTCTCCAGGGGTTTTCTGTAGCTGTATTGCTAATAATTGTGAAGGTACCCCAGCATGCATAGACATTATATCAATACACCATTTATCACAGCTTTCACATTGAGTAAGGTGAAAGCCCCACGTACCTGGACCATTAGGTCCCACAGTGGTAGATGTAGCTTCTGTCCATTTTAAGCTTTGTTTATTGGCTTCTGTTGAACAGCTTGACCCGCAATGAGGACAAACACCGTTTACAGTAGAAACGGGTGCCCCGTTTTGAAGGAAGACTAAACTAAAAGTACCATTACTTTTACCTAAATGAGTTTGCATTATACACTCCCGTTTTTTAACATTGTACGTTCAAATGCCCAAGCATGTAAAGAGCCAATCCACATATTGAGATTACCCATTCTTAAATCCATGTCTAGGTTGTCCCTAACCCATTGAGCTAATCTAATTGTCATATAAATATCATTTTTAAAATGCCTACGAAGATCACAACTACGTATATGGTATGTACAATCAAGGCTATCATTCCTTATTAAAAAATGATAGCCAAGTGTACAAGGTACCCTTTCACCAATATCAACTTGGTCTTCAGGATACCAGACCGACAAATAAGCTTGGCGTGTAAGAGGGTCAGCTTTGATGCGGTCAATTAAATTATTTAAATCCCCGTAATTATATCTAATACCTTTTAAATCACGAGGAGGCCAATATCTTTCCATATAAGAATGGCTAAATTGTTTATCACCTTCACGGAAACGATCATTATCTTTACTATGGTCATAATAAGGCCAGTTATAATATTGATCGCCAGGGTTCAACGGTTTACCTGATACTCTTTCTTGGAAATGGTCTTCAGCCCAAGGCTGGTCAGCTTTACATTGGCTTTGCAATATAGCTTGATTCATTGGCATCTTCATTTGTAAGTAACGTTGAGTTACTTCAATCATTGGGTGTTCAACCTCAACAGATTGCCATTTTAATGGTTTTACTTCTTCACCATTTTTATATAAATCTAAAACTGCTTTATGTATAGCTTCATGTACAGTCAGTACCATTGATACTCGCTTTCATTAGTTGTTATAATAAGTCAATATAGTTAACAAAATATGTTAACTTACTAGATCAGCCCGAAAAAGTCTTTTTCTTACCACCGTCATAAATGTAAGCGTGTCCTTCTTGTATCAATATCTGATTGATACTGAAAGGACCGCCCTCAGCAGTACCTTCATAATTCTTAATAAAAACTTCACCGAGCAATCTACCATATTTACCAAGCCCGTGGCTTTGAACCAAAAATTTACTGTCATTTGATTCTATTAATTCTTTATTACGTGCCTTTGCGTATAAACCTTTAGCTTTTTCAGCTTTATCTCGGGTTCTTGATTCCCAGGTATCAATACCCATATATCTAATTCTTTTTTTAACCCAAATATCAAAACCAACATCAATCAGAGCATCAATCGTATCTCCGTCAACAACTCTTAATAATTTACATTCATAAAAATATTTTGTCATGACTCTTCTCCTTTTGCAGTTATGTCATAATTAACGTTTTCATCGCCCGGATCCCGAGGCGACACCCAATTCATATCATCAACTTCATCATTGGCTACTCCTAATATACCGTAGCCTACAATATCCTTCCAAGGGCTTTCACCAAAAGCACCTTTGCGGGTTGCAATCCTAAACAATTTATCAATAACTCTTATAATCGTTAAAAAATCTGTATATTGTGATGGCCCGATTCCTTTAGGATATAGTATCTCTAAAACTTTACCTGCCCTCCCAAATGAGTCACCATACGCAGCATTTTTTTCTTTTACTAGTTTACCAATTTCCTGGCCAATTT